TGTGTCCCATAAGCCTCGTAAGGCGCCGGGTAGCGTATCATTAGGCTCTTTGACTATCTGACCTGCGCGGTTACGTGCTGGGATATTGTACCCAAGCGCATGCAACATCTCGTCTTTTGTTGGCATAGCGTATGCTTTGTCATGTGGGGGATTGTAGTGCGGATTGTACACCGCTACATGGCGTATGGGTTAATCCTTTTTGGAGTACTCTCATCCACGTACATGTCGCTATTGTCGCTGATGTAGTCAATAACAAGGAAGCCTTGGTCACGTAGCAGCCTAAGTGCCTGAGTCATGGCATCAACCAAGTCGTCATGTCGTACTTCGGGGAAGGCGCACAGCTGCGTGATCAACGGGTTAGCCCAGCTTCGTGCCATGTTCGGCGTCTTACTGGACTCAGGCACGTAGACTAAGCCGCGTTGGATGATCGGTGCCACGAGGTTAAGCCGTTGAGTCTTGTCTGCCATGCCCGGGTTATAGCTTCGTACCTGCAGCCCAGCACGTCTTAAGTCTTGTATCAGGCTAATGCCTGCCGACTTATCCTCGATGAGGATCATGTCGACCTTCTTCCCGTTACCGAACTCGTTGTCGTCGCCGTAGATGCTGGCAGCTTCCTCCACAACACGTGGTCGCAGGTCAGGGTATTGTAGATGCTCCTCCCAACAGTCGATGACCATGGCTGCCAACGGCTTGTCAGGACTCGGCTTAAAGATACCAAGCACCACGCAGGCTGTTGGATCGTTCTTGGTCTTGTCCGACGTGGCGCAGTCGTATGATTGCACGACAAACTGGAACTGAGGCAGGGGCTTCTCAGCAGGCCACAGCTTGAACCAATCACGTTTGACGATGCCCGACTCTTCAGGGTCGATGATCTCCGCATAAATCTCTTGGCGTCCGATCTTCGTACCTTCGTATTGCAGGATCTGATTTTGGAACGATGGCGCCAAGTTCTTGATGTTGTCGAACGTGGTTGCTGTGGTATAGCATACATCGTCTCCATCACGATTAACCAGATCCACGATCAAGGGCTTTGGCTTAGGTGTCGTTGTGGCAATGACGCGTGGCAACTTACCCAGTCGCATGCCGAACTGCAGCATGTTCCAAGCGTCGTCCAAGTAATCCCAAGCCGCCAGCTCATCCAACCAGCCGCCATGGAACTGAGGTCCGCGGAAGCGGTCAGGCTCAGATGCCGGAATCCCTTTGATAATGGATCCGTTCTTAAGTTTGAGCTCATGCAGCGACTTGGCATACGACTCAATGAGTACGTCGGGTATGACACGAAGTATGCCTGAATCTCCCTCAAAGCACACGTCACGAACGTCACCTGAAGTTGGTGCCGAGACCAACCACCGAGTGTCAGGCTGCGTCCAAGCCTCCCACCACACCCATTCAGCTGCGCACCGAGTCTTTCCTGCCCCGCGCCCAGCCAGAAGTAACCACGTCGTCCACCAGTTGCCTCGTGGTGGTATTTGGTGGTCATTGGCTATGGATAACCACATGGTTCGAGCTTTAATGGCGCTACGCCACTCTGGCGAGGCCTGCGATAGATCGGGGCCGGCTTTAAGCCGCGCCACCAAGTGGTCAGTCGTCTTCTGACTCAGCATCCGCTTGCCTCGCAGCTAGCAAATCAGCCATGAGCTCAGCACCGAAGTCATGCACCACCTCGACTTGAACGGCGCCCTCATTCTTACCTGTCACCTCGACCTTGGAGTTCTCACGATATTGATCTGGGAACCGCGCAGCCATGGACCGAGACCAAAGTCCGGTGTTGATCTTCGGACCTCCTGGCGTCTCAATCATGTGATTCTCGGCTAATTCCTCCCAATACTGCAAGGCGTAAGCACGTGCTATCTTCAAGGCGCCGCGAAAATCTTCGTGTGCAGCTTCCCAATTAGCAAGGTTATCAGGGCTAATACCCATGATTGCAGCTGAGGCAATACGTGACTTGCCCTGCTTGCCAAGCTCAATGGCTTGGTCGCAATACTTGGGGTCGTACTTTGAGGGCCTCCCAAGGAAGCTCCCGTTCTTAGATGGTGTCTTAGTAGTCATAGGTAAATTATAGTCCAAAAATGAAAAAATTGTTTAACTTTGCCTGATTACAAAAAGTATTACAAACATCGCGAAAACTATATAGCGAGAGTATATATATCTATATTTATATATATATTTAAATTAAGTAATATAAGTAATATAGTAATAAGATATACCAGATAAGGCTTTCCGGGGTTTTCACTTGTAATTTTGATGTAATCATATATGTAATATCAGAAGGTTTCAGTAGAATTCGATACCTCTTTGGCAATTGCCTCAGTTGTCTTCTGTGCAATTCCGCGCTTATTACATGTAGACCAATTACATTCTTGTCCGATCATCCAGCCACGAACTGTGACGTTTTTTGTGGCGTCGTCAGCATCTTTTTTCATGTAAACGATGGCGTCGTTTCCTGGCGTAATGTTGGCAAGAGCAGTCTTAACGTATTTAGAACTCGGCATTTTCTCCTCGCCGTACCACGTTCTATGCAGCACTTGAAGTTGTTGGTTAGTAAAGAATGCCAAGTCACCTACATGGTCTTTTGCCCAGTTGATGATATCATTAGCAAATTGCTGAGTAGAAGATTGCGATAGTTTAATCATAAGCGTCTTATGTTTTGAGCTCGGTGCAGCTCGATGAGGGTCAAATGCAGAGATATCTCGTTGATAGTACCAATTAAGAATGGCGCCAAAGCCGCCTGTACGAGCCCATTGCATCAGCTTAACAACAATCGGCTGTGTCTCAGCATTGGTCAAAGACTCAGGCTTATAGATAGCTTCTCTTCGAGCTGTGTTGCCCATGGTGGTAACATAGGGCCGATTGGTGGTGAACACGAAGTTCATATAGTTCTCAATCGAGTATTGATGACCATATTTGTTGTTGATGGTAATCTCTTTGGAGGTGATGAAGTTCTTTAGTTTGGCGCTATGATCTTCACGATCTGAGCTTGGCTCATTGACAACCACAAAGAGCTTGTTCCGCAGCACACCATTGAAGGCACCAAAGAGCTCATCAGGCCCCACGATGATGGCAGGTCCATTATCTCCTAATCCCATCATTTCCGCAATGAACTCAGCCACGGCAGACTTACCAATGCCTTCAATGCCGGATACGAACTGAGGCGTGGTGTTGTTGCGCCTAGCAGGGTATTGAATGATATTGGCAACCCAGTCATGCCAGTAATCGGCAAACTCAGGCTCATCTCTAAAAAAGTATTTGCAGAACTCAAGATAAGGTGATGGGTCGCCATTGGTAGGCTCATAGCTCCAAGAGTTCAGGTAGTTATAGCACCCATCCGGAGTAACTCGAAGGCCTTGGTATTGTGGAAAGACGCCGACCTTTTTGATGTCACACCGCTTATGCCATTTCTTGTATTCCTCAAGCATAGGTAGCTCTTTGGATACGACCTTAGGTGGTCCACCATTGCGGCCAGGCACCGTTGCAGTTTGAATGAAGATACTTTGCGCAGAATCGATTTTTGCCTTTTGGAAGGACATGATGAGGCCATCACCAAGTCGAATGACGTCCCCATTAAAAAGCGCGTATTTAGTACTGAACTCATGAAGCTTAACATCGATGGTATCAACGCCATTCATTACAATGGAGGTAGTGGTAAGCACCTCGCCTAGGTTACCACCTTTGTTGAAGTGGTCATCGATGGCGTACTTGGATCCCTCACCAGGACCGAACTTGCCAACTCTGCAAAGATGAACCTCGGCGCCTAATCCTCGAAGCGTAATGGCAAGTTTCGTTTCCGCCAAAGCGACTTGGTCATTTGGTTCACCCTCCGATTTGGCGCCGTCGTAATCGAAAATGATGTACACCTTGCGACTCTTGGATTCAAAGCTGGTTTTCTTACGCCACATAATTTGCATAAGATCTTTGTGAAGTACGAGGCCATTCTTGTCCGTCCATGAAGTAACACCTGCCAAGCCTAGACATGCATAAGGCAAACTGTCTGCAACCAACTTCTTAGTGATGGCCCAGGCTTTGAATTCCCCCTCGGTAATGATGATTGGAATGTCAACATCTGTAATTACCTTACGCCAATTTGTGTTGAGGGGAAAATAGATATGAGAGCCGGATGCTCGAGCCTGACTATACTTCATCTTAGTCTTTGGCTGTAGTAGTCGCACTCGTTGAAAGCCGGTCTCCTTGCCATCCACATCGCGGTAAGGTAGTCTTATGGACCACTCCGGCGTGTGCCCCAGAAGGGCTCTGGTGGCCTCTCGATCCAATAGCTCAAGGCCTAGGAAGGCTACATCTGCACTATCAAATTGTCTGTCTAAAAGGAAGGTATTGTATAATTCTTGCGGTGTAACGACACTTGCGCCAAAGCCTATTGGCGTAGTTTGTTCTGGCATGTTTTCCTCTTTTCAAAATAGATAACGCCTCGGTATCGACGACCGGGGCGTTGTCGCATTGGAGTCTATGAAGTTCTATAGATATCGTCATTTCAATGGTCATTGTTCAACGTGGCTGGTACCACGCAATTATAGTACACCACATCTTTTGAAAATGTAATAAAAAATATTTGCAAATAGTTGTACCATTTCCTAGAAGTTGATGTATTATGTCTCTACTGCATCAACTTACTAGGAGAAAATCATGGCATGGAGCAAATCAACCACAACGAAACACACCTGCGGCGGCCCGGTCTTTGGAAAGAAAACTGTAGGTTGCCCACGCTGTGATGAGCTGATCGCTGGCGCCAAGCCAACCAGCTGGAACATCAAACCACAACGCGATATTATGGCTGACATCAGAGCACACAATTGCAAGACATCAAATTGTGGTCCGGTTTGCACAGCGTTTGAGTGGTAAAAAATATTTGCAAATAGTTGTATCAATTCTTAGAAGTTGATGTATTATGCACTTACAGCATCCAAACATGCTGATGTTTTTAATGACTCTTGAAAGGTAATTATCATGACCAAACGTTCATATGACTACGAAATCGAAGCAAATATCTGCGGCATCC